AATTTTTTTAAATGGGCTTTTAATAATAAAATAATAAATTATGCTATTGAAAATCAAAAAAATATATATGATAATATGACTAAATTCTCATATAAAAAACAAATTAAAATACCACATATTAAACATTCTTTAATACCTAAACAAGATATTATTAATACTAAATGTTTTGTAATATTTGATTAATTTAAGCACCTGAACCTATTTCAAAAGCTACTGCACGAATATCCGGTTCAATAGTTGATATACCCCATGGACTTACGGGAATTTGAGGATTTGGCGGTTCTGAACGTAATTGTAAATTAGCATTTCTTAATGATTGACCAATAGTATTAATTCCAATATGATAACCGGATGTTAAGAAATTTTGATCCATTAACATACCTGAACCACATGATGGATTGATTTGACCCCATTTGGAATTTCCAGCATCTACGGGTAATAAATCAGCACTTGTTAAGCGGTCTTTATTAAAACAATTATTATCAGAAGGATTACATGTAGATGTTTGTTGTGGATTAGTAGTATTATTATCAAAATTTTCAACAGAACTTTTTGTATTTGTATTTATAGGAACACCATTTAAAGAAGGTGGAGCATATTCAGTTTCAGTAGGATTAGAAGCATAAACAGAACCGATAGGCATAGAACCATCGGCGACAGATAGTTGAGGTCTATCTAATCTTGCCTCAGATTTTATAGGCATATGATGATTAGATCTTAAGATATCAGATATTTGTTGATAATTACTAGTATTATCCATTTCAAATCTTTCAACATTATCCATTTTACATTTTGAATTATATGAAATTAGGATTAATAAAACTAATAATAATAATATTGCTATTGAAAAGGAAATTATAATTGAAGAACTGTTTGATGATTCCATTTAATATCTATCTATTATAATAATATAGATAAAATTATATTTTTAAAATATATTTTTTTAATTTCAAAATTTTTTTTTCCCAAACAATAATATTTGTTTCATTTTTTATCTCTTCTAATAATTTTTTAGCACATAATATTGAATTATTATAATTTTCTATTCTCTCTTTTATTTCATTCTCATAATGTTCTATTTCATTTTCCCAATCATTTTCTATCTCATTTTTATTCCAATCTACATTATCATCATTAAATTCTTCTACAATTATATGTTTTATTAGCCATTTATTTATTATAAAATCATTATATATAAATAAGCCTAAAAATCCAATTTCAATATTTATATTATAATCCTTAAATTTTTTACTATTATTTAATAATTGTATTAAATCTTCAAAATCTTTTTCAATATTATTAAATGTAAATTTAGTTTTAGTATTTAATAATAAATTTATATGTGATATATCTTCTATATATGAATATTTATATAATATATCAATATCATTATTAATAACATAATTATTAATCCATTCCGGATTTTCTTTTAAAGTATTATATGATAATTTATCAATTTCTTCTATTATATTTATTGATTTTTCATTAAGATTTTTAGGTAAATAACATTCTAATCCATGACGAACATTCTTAATTTTAATTTCATTTAATTCTATTTTTAACGGTTTTTCAAGATATGATACATAACATTCTTTTTTTTCCTGCGGAATTTTTAGTAAATGTTTCATTCTTATTAATATTAAGGTAATTAATATTTAAATAATGTCGCAACAAAAAATAGATACTGTGCCTAATAAAAAACCTGTTGATTTTATTATTAATTTTATTAGAAATGAAGTCTTAAATGAAGATATTAGAACTGAAATTATTAAACCTATTTTAATATATTTATTATATTATATTATACCATTCGTTGTATTAATATTATTATTAAATTTTTTTACAACTATTTTAGCAGTATTTTTAGTTTTTTATATTAGAAAATAAATAAAATAAATATTATATTATATTAAATTAGAATGACAAATTATAAACGAGGCGGTTTTATTGCTCCTTATTCTTCTACAAGTGCTACAAATGATTATATTTTATATAATGGTGTAACTCCTTCACCATCTCCTGCACCTGCCGATACACCTGTATATGTTCCTCCACAAGCAACAGGAACTTTTCCTGGTATGACTGGTGGCACAAAAAGACGAGGTGGTAAAACTACTGATGCTAATTATAATATGGAATTAAATAATGGATTTTTATATAGTCTTCAAGGTGGATGTGCGTGTAATGCAGTAACAGGCGGGGCTCGTCGTGGTCGTAAAAATAATAGAAAAAAAGGCGGTGATAATAATGAGCGTAGAATAGAAGACATAGATGGTCGTCGCAGAGGTGGCAATCATGATAAAAGTAAAAAAGGAGGTGTAAATGTAGCATTAGCGCCATTTATTTCAACATTAGCATTATTAGGTGCTCGCTTAATTTCTGATAAAAATTCAGGTATAAATTTATTTGGTAATGAAAAAATGGGTGGCGATACTAGACGAAAATATAGAAAATAAATAATTAATATTTCATATTATTTTTATATTCATTTAAATATATAATTGATCTTGTAATAACATTATCTAAATTATTATTTTTAATAATAAACCAACCTCTAATATATGTATTTTCATCACTTTCATAAGGTTCTTTATCAATTTTATAAATATGATTATTATGTAAAATAATGATATATTCAACCATAAATATATAAATATATCTTATTATTCATTTTTTATTTTATATATATGTGTGTATTTAAAATTTACTTTTTTATTTATAATTATAAATATAATGAAAAATAACGATTTAAATATTTTATTTGATATTTCTGATAGTTCTTTAAATATATTATTAAATGATATATTATCAGATAATGATGTAAATGATAATAAAATAATAGTAAATGAAAATATATTTAATGATACACAAATAATAGAATGGGGAAATTCAAAACCATTAACAATAGGTGGAAAAAAGATATTAGAAAAAATATTAAGAACACCAATAAATAATAAAGAATTATTATTAGAAAGACAACAAACTAATTTTAATATATTAAAATTTCAAAAAGAAATATTACTAGAACATGAAAAAGATATATTATGGATAATAACATTAAATAAAGAGATAGAAGAAGATGATAGTATAAAATTATTATTTCCATCAGGATTTATAATAAATAAATTAAATAATTATAATTTAATATTATCATCATATCATCTTTATAAAATTATACTTTTACCACTTATGACATTAGGTTATCCAATTACTATGTTTTTTAGTCCATATTATTATATTAATTATTATATGAAATTTAATATGAAATTTATGCAATATTTAACAATTATTTATGAAATGATAAAATTATGTTTTAAATTATCAGGTAATTTAAAATCAGATTTAGTTAAAATAATAACACTATTTTTATATATTAGTATATATATTTATAGTATATATCAAACTTTTTATATTTCATATATAATTTATAAATTACGTATAAAATTATTAAATAAATTAAATGGATTATATAATTTTATTACTACTGCTTTAACTATAATAAAACAAAGTAATAATATATGGAAATCATTCTTTATATATAATAAAACATTAACAGAAGATATAATAAATACAAGTATAAATAATTTATCTAAATTAAAAAATAATTTATCTACTGTTTATAAATTATGGAAAAATAATAATTATAAACAAGATATTATTAATATTCTTAAAGTTATTTATACTATTGATATTATTGATACTATTACTAAATTAAAATATGATGAATTATGGTGTATTCCTACATATAATAATACTATAACACAAATATGGAATATTAATAATCCTTTATTATCTTCTAAACAAATATCTAATCCTGTTAATTTATCTAAAAATATTATTATTACTGGTGTTAATGCCGGTGGTAAAACTACATATGTTAAATCAATTACTATTAATATTATATTAGCACAAACAATAGGTATAATAAATGCTATAAAAGGTAATATATATATATATGATGCGATAACATCATTAATGAGAGTTAATGATGAATTAGGAAATAAATCATATTTTGAAGCAGAAATGTTAGTATGTAATGATATGATTAAAATAGCAGAAGAATTGAATAAAAATAATAAACGAGCATTAATATTAATGGATGAACCCATGCATTCAACACCTCCAATAGAAGGTATTGCAGTAGCATATTCAGTAGTAGAATATTTAGCAAAATTAAATGGAATAACATTAATTATAACAACACATTTCCATAATTTGATAGAATTAGAAACAAAATATAAATCATTATTTATAAATTTAAGTGTAAATGCAGAATATGATAAAGAAAATAATTCATATAAATTTAATTATAAAATAAGAAGAGGACCAACAAAACAAATAATAGCAATAGAATTATTAGAAAAAAATAAATTTAATAATAAAGTAATATCAAGTGCGATTGAAATGAAAAACAAAATATATAATGAGAATTTAAGAAATGTTCATTTTTAAATTAATATCATTAAATAATATATTATTTTATTTTGTTTATTTTGTAATGATTGTATTTGTATTATTTTTATCATATAAATATTTATATTTAGAACAATCCATTTATTTAATGTCCAATAAATTAAATAAATTAGAAATTGAATTAAATAATCCTTCTTTATGTTCTAATACTATTAATAATAAAAAAATTAATGATACTATTAAAAATGCTGATATTGTTATGAATGAAATTTTCAATTCTGAAAATTCAGCTAATATTTTAAAATCATCTTCTGCTGTATGTTCTATTAGTGGAATATGTAATAATATATCTAATAGTCATTCTAATAGTCCTTCTAATAATTCTTCTTCTAATAGTTCATCAATATCTTCTTTAAGTCAAGTTCAAGCGGAAGAAATAGTTCCAGTAACTGAAGATGAAAATATTGTTAATGAAATATTTGATTTAAAGAAAGATAATGATGATAAAGAATCATCAATAAGTAATAATATAGTTGGAGGAGGACATAGTGTTAAAAAAACATTAATGAAATTAAGTATTGATAAATTAAAAGCAAAATGTGAAGAACGAAAATTATCAACAGAAGGAACTAAAAATCAATTAGCAGATAGAATAATAGTTCATGATAATACAGTAGAAATAACAGATACATAATATAAAGATATAATTAATTTTAAATATTATAATGGAAGAAGAAGAATTAGGAATTATTAAAATAAATTATGATGTATTTAAAAATTGTTTAGAAAATTTTAATTCTTCTAATGTTATTATTTCTGAAAATATTGTTAATAAAGCTAATGATTTAATTAATAATTATAATTGTTTTATTTCTAATTATGATGCTAGAAGTTTATGGGAAAAAAAGAAAATAATCGCATTAAATAAAACTAAAATACAACAAAAACCACGATTACATATTATTAATATTGATTTTAGTGATAGTGCTAAATGTAAAAAAGAATTTATAAGTTATCTAAATAAATTAACTGATGTTAATAAAGATATAATTTATAATAAAATATCATCATTTATATCTCAAATTAATGATGACATTTTAAATTCATTATTTGAAATATTAATAAATTTTATAAAATCATCTAATAATAATATATATATAGATGTATTATATCTATTTGATATATCTTATATTGAAAATAATATAACTAAATATTATTTAAATTATATAGAAAATAAAGAATGGATGCCTAAAGAAATTTTAATTAATTATACTAATATTTTTACAGATGATAATTATGATAATTATTGTGAATATGTAAAAATTAAAAAAGGTTGTTTATCTATAATTAAAGCATTATGTGTGATATTAAAAAAAATAAATAAAATAGATATAATAGAAAATATTATTCAAAATATTTTTAATGATTTAAATGAATATATTATTAAAGATAATTTTAAACATATTATTGAATTATTATTAGATGAATTAACAATTATTTTAGATTATATACCTAAACAAGAATATATTAATAATATAAATAATATTAAATTAGATAATTTAGATAATTCAACAAAATTTAAAATAACAAATATTATTGAAAAATATAATTAAATTATTATTATTATTTTTATTAGAGAATATATTTAATATATTCTAAAATTTAAAATAACAAATATTATTGAAAAATATAATTAAATTATTATTATTATTTTTATTAGAGAATATATTAAATATATTCTAAAATTTAAAATAACAAATATTATTGAAATATTAATTAAATTATTATTTTTATATTTATTAGAATATGTCAAAATTTTCTAAGAATTTAATTATTAAAAATCTTGAACTTATTAAAAATCTTGAAAAAAATAAATTAAAACATAAAGCATATACTACTGTTATTGATAATCTTAAATCTTATCCTCATGATATTACTTCTTTAAAAGATTTAGAAAATATTAAAGGTATTGGCGTAAATATTCATAAAATGTTAAAAGAATTACATGATACTGGTGAAATATCATATATAAAGAAATTAAATAATACAAGTTTTAATAAAGAAAATATAATAAAATTATTAGAAATAATCCGTAATTATGAAGATGAAATAAATGAAAAAAAGAAAAGTAAAGCATATACTACTGTTATTGATAATCTTAAATCTTATCCTCATGATATTACAACTCTAAAAGATTTAGAAAATATTAAAGGTATCGGGGAATATATTTATAAAATGTTAGAAGAATTTTATAATAAAGGGAAAGTATCATATATAGAAAAAATACAAAAACATCATGATATTAATAAAATTAAATTAATTAATTTAATTGAAAATATATGTATTGATTATAAAAATAATATTGATATTATTAAAAAATATTCTGGTGATTTAAGAGATTTATTAAATAATCCATTAATTAGAAATGATATTAAACAATTAATTAATGATTTATTTAAAAATGAAAAACAAATTAATACTAATTTTTCAAAAGAAACTATAATTAAAAATTTAGAAATTATTAAAGATTATGAAACTTATAATAATGAACGTTTTAAAGTTAAAGCATATACAACTGCTATTAATAATATTATTGCATATAATAAAGATATTACTAATTTAAGTGATATTGCTAATATTGATGGAATAGGAAATAGTATATATGATAAAATTAAAGAATTATATGAAACTGGTAAGATATCATATATTGAAGAACATATTAATAATGATAAAACATATAATTTTAAACAAATATTATTAAGTATTTATGGTATAGGACCAATAAATGCTAAAAAAATAATAGAAAAAGGTATAACTAATATAGATGAATTAAAGAAAAATAATAGTATATTAAATGCAAAACAACAAATAGGATTAAAATATTATGAGGATATGAAAATAAGAATACCATTAGAAGAATTTAAAAATCATATTGATATAATTGAAAAAGATCTTAAAAAGGATAAAATAGAATATGAGTTTGTTGGTTCTTATAGAAGAAATAATAAATCTATGGGTGATATTGATTTATTAATAAAAGAAAATAAAAAATTTAATTTAAAAAAATTTGTTACTAAATTAATTGATGATAAATATATTATTGATGTTCTCGCATCTGGTAAAAATAAATTTATGGGTATCGTTAAAATTGATAATCAACCTGCTAGAAGATTTGATATATTAATTGCACCGGAGAATGAATATTATTTTTCATTATTATATTTTACTGGTTCAAATCTATTTAATATAGGATTACGAAAATATGTTAAAGATAAATTTAATCTTTCATTAAGCGAACATGGCTTTCAAAATTTAGATTTACCTATTAAAAGCGAGGAAGATATTTTTAAATATCTAAAATTACGCTATATTAAACCAAATGATAGAAATGTTTTTAATATATAAAAATAATATTTTAGTTAATTAGAATAAAATATATTATAATGGCAAGTTTTGGAATATCATATATTATTAAAGTTATATATTCTATATTAACTTTATTACTATTAATTGTAACTTATAGTTATTTAATTAGTCTTGAAAATAAAGGATGTAAATGTAATGTTCCCGGAAATGTTAATTTTATTAAAAGTTTTACTATATTTGCTATTATATATTTCCTATTTACCGCTATTATTCCCGATGAAACTATATTAAATACATTTGGAGCATCCGTAGTTATGATACATAATTTCATTAATTTAATATTTAATCTCGTATTTATTTATTATTTATATGAAGTATTTAAATATACTCGTGCATTAGTTAATGAAAAATGTAAATGTTCTGTTGATACACGTCGTGAAATTATTATGATTGGAACTATTATAGAATTTATTTTAATATTTATTTTATTTGTTGCACATATTATTATTGTTGTATTATTATCAGTCGTTTTTAATGTAACTAGAACTATTGAAGAAGGGTCAAAAGATTTAAATGAAGCTATACATGACCCTGTTTCTGCAATTTCTAAAGTTCCCAGTAAAATTAAATCTGAACTTGGTATAATATCTGAATATATGAATAAAACTTCCCAACAACTTAGTAAAATAAGTAAAGGTGCTAAAGGAAATAGCAAATCAAAATAAAAATAATATTCTATATATTTAAAGTTCTATTATTAGTTTTTCTTCCCCTTGTTGATGATTTTAATATTTTAACATCGGTCGCATCTTCAATAATTGATGTAATTTCTTCATCACTTATTGATAAAGTTTCAATTTTACTATCTTCATCTTGATGATTTAATGATATCTTATTATGAACATTATTTATTATATTATTTATATCATTCTCTGGATGACTATTATATCGCTCATTATGTTGATATTGTTGATGTGATTGTTGTGATTGTTGAGATGGTTTAGATTGAGTATTATTATTTAAACCACTAAATAAATTATTTACCATTCCAAATAATCCAGATGTATTACTAAATAAACCATTTACTCCTGAATTTTCATTCTGTTTTATCGCTGGCGGAGCTTGTTCTTTAGTTGTGCTCATATTATTATATATAAATTGTTTTGCAGCTGCATTTTGAAATTGTTTCATTAATTCAGGATTTGCTTTTAATACTTCTTCAACACCCGGTATTGCACATTCTTTAAACATTTTAGATGTTAAATGAAACATAAATGCACTCCCTGCTAAACTTATAAATAATCTTAATTCAGGAGGCATAGATTTACCTTTTGACTTATATTTAAGATGTAATTCCTCAAATATATCATCAAAATCTTCTATATTCTCATGAACCTGTTCTGACCAACCTTCTAATTTTATTGTAAATGGATTATATCGTGTATTTAAATATTCAGTTCCTGTTACAAAAGCCATTAACATCTTTCTTTGAAATCTTATACTTGCATCAATATCTCTATCACGAATTATTTTATTATATTCTTGTCTCATTTCATCTATATTTGAATTTATTGTAAATGTATGTGGTATTTTAGCACCTTTTGATGATAATCTATTTAATTGATATAATATTTCTTTCTTTTCATTTAATTCATCTTTATAAGAATTGATTTTTCGAGTTTTACTATCTTGTTCGTCACTTTCTTCATCACTATCTTCTTCGCTATTATCTTCATTTTCATCTTCATCATCATCTTCTTCATCTTCTTCATTATCATCATCATTATTATATTTAATATCTTCTTCATCATCACTATCACTATTACCATAATTAGAACTTTCTTTATCATCAGTTTTTTGTTGATTTTTTAGTGGATTGATTAATTTTTTGGATGATGATGAATTATTTTCCGTTTGTTTTTTTGATGGTTTTTTATCATCTGGTAATTTTTTAATTTTAATATTTGACATTAAACTAGAAGCATCTGATATTGATGACATAGATGATAATGAAGCTATTTCATCACTTATTTTATTTTTATTAAATAATAGATTAGTGTTATTTACTTGTTTAGTTGGAAATTCTAAATATTCTGCCATTACACTTATAAAAAATATATATGTTTATATTTCTTAAATAAACGAGGATTTATATATATTTAATATTATTGTCGTTTTTTATTATATAATATGTTTCATTAATATTATCGGGATTTTTTATTATTTTATTATCAAATATTAAACATAAATCAGCACTTATACAATCAATATTATAATCCTTTTTATTATTATTAAACTTATTTATAAATTTTTTCATTTATACTTTATTCTAAACCAAATATTCTTTTAAATATACTTGGTTTATTAGCTTCATCATTATCTAAAAAATTATATTTAAATGGTGGTATTAATATTTTATTTCGTTTTATATTATCATCTTTTATGGTATTATTATCATCGTCTGTATTATCTTTTATTGTAGGACATTTAGTATTATATAATCCAGAAATATAATAATTATTATATCTTATCATATTATCAAATAATGAATAATCATATAAATTTTTATAATATACAAAATTAAATAAATACATATTTATATTTCCATTTTTATTTATAATTAATGGTTTGGAACCTAATGTAATATTATATGGATTTTTATTTTTAGCACTATATATTTTATTATTTATTATTAATTTAATTTCTTCTTTACTATATAATAATCCTATAATTAAATAATTACTATCTTCCATTATTGTCCTATCTATATCATTTGCTATATTATCATATAATACATTTCCTATCATTATTTGTATATCATAATTTCCTTTTGTATTTAATATAAAATTAACATTAATTACACTTGATATATATATTGGTTTAATATCATTTGTATTATTAATTATATCATCAATAATAACTGTATTTCCGGTCATTTCAAAAATTTTATTATTATTAATAGTTGTGCATGATAATAGTTTAATAGTCATAAACATACTAAATTCAAATAATTCATATGTTTTATCATTATTTGCAAAATTAAAACAATCTGGACCATTTAATTCAACTGATGAAATATTAGCACATAAAGCACCTGTTTTATTATTTAATGTATTTTTTTCTAATTTTAATGTTTTATTAAATGTAAAATATTGGTTATAATTATAATCATAATTCTTAATTTCTGTATCTATATCATACCATTTACCATCTGTTAAAGATATTTTATTAATATCTTTATAAGTATTAATAGCTATAAATTTATAACCATTAAAAGGTATTATATCATCCATATTATTATCATTATTATTTTTAGGTATATCATCTATATTTGTAATATTAGAAGTTGGAGGTGTAGATGATGTTAAATTTGAATTATCTATATTTGTGAATGTTTCATTAATTTTATAATAAGAAATAATAACTAAAATAATAAATAATCCTATTAAAAAACTTAAAATTTTTATTAAACTTATATTCATTACTCTTAAATTTATATAAGAATTATTTTATTAAATAAAATAATAAAAATAATGTTGTCAAAAGAAGAAACTAATAGTATTTGCTCTGATGAAGAAGTAGCAACAACAAATGAAACTTTTATTATTAAAGAAAAAAAAGAAGAAGAAGATGATGAAGAAGATGATGATGAAGAGGAAGAAGAGGAAGAAGAGGAAGAAGATGAAGAAGATGAGGATGAAGATGATGAAGAAGATGAAGAAGACGAGGAAGATGATGATGAAGAAGAAGATGAAGAATTTGACCCAACTATTATCCAATTTGAACTACTTAAAAATTTTTTTGTAGATAAGAATGGTGATAATATAACAACACATATGGGTTCTGTTGCTCATGAATTACGAAAATTAAATAAAATTGCTGTTAAATTACTTGATAAAAAATAATTAAGCAATATTATAAACAATTTTAGCATAAGCATAATTATTCATAACTTCTTCTGCTGTTCCTATTGGTAATATTAATTCACGAGTGCCATAAAAATCAGGATTACCTCTAACTCTATCTCTTAATGTTTTTAAAGGACATAAATCTTTTAATTCAATAATTATTTTTTTATCATCAAGACTAATAATAAATGGTGAATTAATTTTTGTATAACCATCGGGTGTATAATAACTATTGGGATATAAAAATTCTACATCAATTTTACCAGTATTATCAATAATTTTAAAATTAGGCGTATTATCAAATGCAATATCTTCACAAGGGAATGGTAATCCTTTGCCAGAAAAGGATGTTATATTATCAATAGGATTAGGTGCAATAATAGACATAGTTTTAAATTTATTTGGATTTTTTATAGAACCAGTAATAAATAATTTATTCTTATCTTTTTTAATATTACAATATATATATTCATTATCTATTGTATCCATTAAAATAAATCAAATTCTATTATTATATTTTAAAAAAATTATATAAATATATTATTATTAAAAATATATTTATAAACAATAATTAAAAAAATTTAGTTGTTCCTAAACCTTTAGGATTAGTTAATGTTGAATAACATGAAACATCATCACATTTTACAACATATTTATTATCTAATTCGCCATCATTTATTAATTTAGTAGTATCAAATGGATTAATATTATTTATAGCTTTTTGTCTTTCTTCTTGTATAAAAGTATCATAATTATTTTGTAAATATAATCTCATTTCATTACTGGATTTAACCATATTATTTTGAGCTAATTTATTATTTAAATAACTATTAAAATTGCATCTTGGTTCATAATTAGTAAAAGAACGTCCATCAGACATTCTTAAAGGACATACTTTATCAGGATAATCAGATATACAACAACTCATTATTATAATTCTATTTACTATAAATATAAAATTTATGAATTAAATTCATGGGCATAATATAAATTATGTATATTTAAATTAGTTTTTCTTCCAACACGTTGAGCTCTTCCAATTGCTTGTTGTTTATCATTACCCATATTATGAAAAATTATGACATCAGTAGCGTCACTAATATCAATACCACTACCAGCATATTGAGTATTTAATAAAATAATATTAAGTTCTCCAGTTTTAAATCTATCTAAAATATTTAACATATGCGAAGTATTACCTTTTAATAATTCATAATTCTTATTATTTTTATTTAATTCATTTTTAATTCTTTCAAAAGTATTTTCATTTTTACTAAAAATTAAAAATTTACCACGTGGTTTAGATTTTAATATTTTTATTAATGTATCTTCTTTACTTAATACTTCATCATCTTTATCAATTTGTTTATAATGATTATGTTCTACAATAGCAATTAAATTATTACTACTTGTAATATTATTTCTACAACAAGGACAATTTTTATTATTTTTCAACCATTTTAATAAACATTTACCACAAAATATATGTGTACATTCAATCATAATTGGATTAGTTATTAAATCTAAACATATAGAACAAGATTTAGTAGTAATATAACTAATTCTATCAGTTAAATCTTTTATTTTTTCTTTTTGTTGTTCTATTTCAACATCTATATTTTTTAATTTTAAAATTTTTGTTTCATTCGGTATATCCATAGAATTAATAAAATCTCTTTCTTTTTCTTTATTATATAATTCACGTTTTAATCCTTTTGATACTAATTCAATAATATCATCTTCTGTTTCATTTTTACCACCTAATTCTTTAATAGCACCTGCAATATCACAAGCATTAATTTTATCTAAAATAGTATCAGTAATAAAATTTTTGATAATATTAATATTATTAGATAATTTACATAAATAATATTTTTCATTAGGTTCGGGTAAATCAAAACTTTTTTTAATAAATGATTTATTATTTTTAATTACTATCAAATTTATAAATTCATTATTAAATAGTTCTTTTGCTGTATTTGAATATATAATATTATTATTATAATAATATAATCGTCGTAATAAATCAGGATATGTTCCTGTTATTAACCATAAATAATTATATTTTATATTAATATTAATTAAATGTGTAATATCATGTGCTTCATCTATAATTATTCTTTTCCAATTAGCAATAATATTTTCATAATATGTATATAATATTTTTAATGTTGTATTTTTAATTAATACTATATCATAATTATTAAAAAAATTTATAATATCATTTAAAGATGAATTATTTGGTGGCATATTTTTTTTAATAAAATTTAAATTTTCAATAGCTAATACTTTTAATGTTGTTGATTGATTTATTGTATTCTCCCACTGTGTATATACTGGACCACGAGGAACTATTATTAATGTTGAATTTATAAATATATTATATTGTGTTAATAATAAATTATTATTTGTTGATATATTTAAATAACTATATGAATAATTATTATTAAATGTTTTATTATATACATTATTTATATGTATATTATTTACATCATTACTTGCTATTAATGCTAATGCTATTAAAGTTTTACCATATCCAACCATATCACCAAATATACCTACATTAGTTGATATAGATATTATATTATTATAATCTAAAACTGATTGATATCCATATAACATAGTCATCATAGCTACATATTTGTTATTATCAGTTATTTTATAATGGATTGTGCCTATATTTTCCATTTCAATAGCTTTATATAAAGCTGTTAATTGATGTGGTTTTAATTTTAATTTTATTTTATTATTTTGTTCTGCTAATTTATCACAATCACTTAATTCTAAATCATAATAATTTTTTAATAACATTATTTTATAATAATAAATTAAAAATATATAAGGAATAAAAATCTATTTTAACATATAATATGAGTGACAATAATTCTACAACTACTGTTCCACAACAAGCTTATGAAATTGCAAATACACCAGTTGAAACAGTATCAGCACAACCAGAAGAAACTAAAAAAAAAATAGTTTTTGCTTTACCAGGTGATAATTTTTCATCTAAATTTATTCTATCTTGGACTGCTACTCTAAATTCTCTTTGGGAAAGTAAAAAATATGATATTATTGTAAGCACAGGCGTTTCTTCTTTTGTAACATTCGCTCGTATGCAAACATTAGGTTTAGATGTTTTACGTGGTATTAGTCAAAAACCTTTTGATAATATGGATTTTGATGTATGGGTAACTATTGATAGTGATATTATTTTTACTCCTCAACAAGTTATAGATTTAATTGAATCCACAGAACAACATCCAGCTGTCGGTGGAATGTATAGAATGGGTAATCTAACATCTTATGCAATCGTTAAAGATTGGAATACAGAATATTTTGCTAAAAATGGTAAATTTGAATTTTTAACTCCTGATGATGTAACTAACTGGAAAAATGAAACTTCTCTTAAATTCCTTCCTGTAAGTTATACCGGTTTAGGGTTCTTTGCTGTAACTAAAGATGTTCTAAAAAGAATGAGTTATCCTTATTTCTATGCTGAACTACAAGAAATTATTACAGAAGATGGAAAGATTTTAAGAGATATTTGTTCAGAAGATGTAGCATTCTGTAAAAATATTCAAAAACTAGGGGTTCCAATTGTAATTAATACAGATATTAGAGTAGGACATAATAAATTAATTGTTATTTAAATATATATAAATAATGTTTAATTTAATTACTATTATACTAATTTTAATCTTATTAATAATTGGATATTATTCAATAAAATATTTATTTTTTATATTTTTAGGTATGATTATATCATTATATATTTCATATAAATATTTATTTCCAATATATTCATCTGTTAATAAATTAAAACTTTAATTTTATTTATGTTCATTTATATATTTATCTATATCTTTAACAACTTCTGTATCATTCGTTTTTTTACCCCATATAAAATCAAAGAAAGATTTATTATTTGTGGTTTCTATTTTATTTGTATCTATTGCAGATTGTTTTATATTTGTATTAATTGAAGATAATGGTTGTTTTATATTTGTATTAATTGAAGATAATGGTTGTTTTATATTTGTATTAATTGAAGATAATGGTTGTTTTATATTTGTAGTTATTGAAGATGAAGGTTGTTTTATAATATTAGATATAGAAGATTGGTCACTTACAATAATAGGATTATTTGGTTGAGATATAATAACAGTAGAATTAAATAAATTATATATGTAAATAATTATAACAATAAACATTAAAATTATAGTAATTATTATACCAAAATATATAATTAATTTTAAATAATCAGTTTTAGTTTCAATTATATTTTTATTTCTCATTTGTTCTTCTTCTTTTTTTTTTATTAATATTGAAGCTTTATTAAGTGAATTAGAAATTTTATCAATATTTAAATCCATTTTAAATCTATTAATTTAAATGAAAAAAATATTAACAGTTATTATTAGATATGAATTTATATAAAAAAATTATTGTCAATAATTGGATAGACAAAAATAAAGATAATATCAAAAAATATGAAATTTATGCTTATGAAGATGATAATTTAGAAAATGTTATATCTAAAATTGCAAAAACTATTAATTCAACTAGTAGATTTTATATGTGGAAAGGTAAAAAATCTTTATTATTTGATATAAAAGAAATAATATGGGATGGATATAATATAAATCCTATATTAGCGACTGATATAGATAGTAAAAAAATAAAAGAAGCGATAATATATGATTATAATTATGGATTATTTTCATATTCAAGTGTAAATATAATATTTGAAAAAGATTTTCCAGAATTAAAAAATAATCAATATTATTTTATAGATAAACAATTACCAAGTTTAGCACAAATTAATAAAAAAGAACAAATATTAAAAGAATTAGAAAGTATAGATATATCACCTATAATAGATACTACATTAAATATTCATAGATATGAATTAGAAAGTAAATTAAGTAAAAAATATGAATTAGTAGATATATTTGAGAAATTAAATACAAATGAAATAATAGAATTTATACAGTGGATAAATGATAATTATAAAATTATTTATAAATTACATAAAACAAATAAATTATCTCAAGATAAATTTATAAATTGGACTAATATTAGTAATATTACTAATATTAATATTATTAATCTATTCTCTATATTAAATAATGGAACATTTGCAAAAATTATTATTAATGATAATATGCATATTACATTAAGTTATACTATTAATTTAAGAAAAAATATTAATTGGACTGATATTAATAATAATATAAAACAAATTACTGATTATACCAATAGTTATTTAAATCATAAATTAATATTTAAGGAATTAAGTATAAAAGCGAATTTAGTAATAGAAATAGAGAATGTATCTATGCAAAATTTAAAAAAGAAAATATCAGAATATATTGATATTTTTGATATCCTTAAATCAAATAAAGATACAATAAATTTAATATATAAAAGAGCATCAAATTATAATAAAAATGGTTTTGACCCTCATTCATATGTTAAAAATTGTCTTTATTTAGGTATTAATGATGAAGATATAATTAATCAATTAGTAATTTTAAATAATTTAGAAATAACAGAAGCAAAACAATTATTACAACAAGAAAAAGAATTTATATATGAAATAGAACAACAAAATATTAAACAAGTTGAATTAATAAATAAAATTAATACACTAATAATTATTGAATTATATAAAAATGGATTTTATATAAATATTATAAATATACCAAATAGAAAAGAATTAGAAAATTTTATTTATTGGATTTCAAAAATTATTGTTACTGCTATTCAAAAAGATGTTAAAATTAAAACTACTAATATTAAAAAACCTATTATTAAAGAAGAACCTGAAACTCCTATAATATTAAATGAAGATGAAGAAAATTTAGGTAAATTATCATTTTCTTCTTCATCGTCTTCATCTAAATCTTCATCTTCTATTAAATCTGGTGGCGCATTAGGAAAAGAAAAACATAGTTATTTTATAAATTTATTACAAAAAGCTGATAAAGATTTATTTTTAGATAATTATGCAAGAAATAAATGTCAAGCTATAAATCAACCGATTGTATTTACTGAAGAATATAAAAATAATCTTATTAAAAATGGTAATTATCATTTTGATAATGATTTAACATATGGTAGCAAACCTAATATTAAAAATATATATGCTTGTCCTCGTTTATGGTGTCCTCAATCTAAAATACCATTAAATGCTGATATGGAAAATCCAAAATGCCCTATTGATGGTGAAGAACCCATGGAAATGTTTTTTGATAAAGACCCAAAAAAGAAAAGATATGTTAAATTAATTAAACCTGATGAAAATAATCTATGTGTTCCGTGTTGTTTTAAAAAACCACCAAAAGAAGAAGAATTAAATAAATGTAAATATTATAATAATAAAAAACCAACTGAAGTTGAATTAATTAATGATGATAAAGATGAAAATTATTTAGTAAATAATTTACCAGTTAAATTAGGACGTTATGGAACAATACCACAAATATTACATGAATTATTATTACCTAATATTAAATATTCAAACTGTTCAAAATCATTAAATAAATATGATAAATGTTTTGTTCGCAAAGGAATATTACATAAAACAACAAAAAAATTAAAACATGTATATAATGATAGTATAATTATAGCAATTGCGAATGGATTAAATTTTAAATCTAAAGAAGCATTCATTAATGATTTAGTTAAAAGATTAAATTTAATAACATTTATAAGTTTAGAAAATGGTAATGTATGTAAAGCATTTATGGATAAATTACCTATAATACCTGAAAATAATAAATCATTAATATTAGAATTGAAAGAACATTTAGAAGAATTTAAATTAACAGATAAAATAATAAATATAGATAATAATAATTATAAATTATCCAGACTTTTAGGTATTTTTAAAAGTTATAAAAAATTTATTGATTATTTAAAATCTAATGATTATCCTACAAGTAAATCACCTTATTATTTATATTCTTTAATTGTTATTTTATATAATGTTTTATTATTAATTTGGGAAAAGCAAAATGATAATACCTCTATATTATGTCCTTATTATACAAGTTATGAAGATTTAATAGGAACTATGGAATTAAATGGTGAATTATTAATGTTAATTAAAGAAAAAAATTATTATGAACCATTAGAATTAAAAAATAAAGGTAATGAAGGAACTAAATTAATTCCTATTAATTCTTTTAAACAATTAAAACCTTTATTTTATGAATGTAATGTTTTTAACCATAATTATAATTTCGTTTATAATAATATTTATTCCTTAAATACATGGATTAAAACAAGTGATTTAAAAATTAAAGATAAATTTAAAATACATTCTGTTATTTTAAATAGTGATTTATCTATTAGTCATTTTTTAACTAATGAAGGATTTTTAATTATTATAGATAAAATAAGTTCAAGTTTTTTACCACGTATTATTATTGATTTTGAAATAACTGAAATTATATTTTATGATGATATTATAAATAATGAATATGAAATTAATATATTAAAAAAAGATTATGATTTATTTATTGAAAAATGCAAACTATTAAATATTAATTATAATTTTGGTAATTTAACTACACAAACAAATAATGAATATTATTATAAATTAATTATTCAAAGATTACCTATAACTAATGATATAATTCATTCACAAATTATAGATGATTTATATAAATATCAAATTAAAAATTATAAAATAAATAAAAAATGGTTCCAATTACAAAATATGATTTATTTAAAATTATTAACTTTATCTGATACTCAATTTAATGATTTATTAAAATTATCTCGTCGTGACAGAAATAAAAAATTATTTGATTTATTTAATCTTACTAAAAATCCAGAAAAACAAAAAATTACAGTCATTTTTGATGAAATACCATTTATATCAAAATATCATATTAAAAAATTTTATAATAATTTTATTATTTATTATAAATATGATTTCTTAAATCCATTAATTAAAGAAGATAATACTCAATTTATATTTTCACAAGTCGCTTTACAACATAATTTACCCGCTAAATTACTTATATATCATCCTTCAACGCCTAATAATAATTTCTCTAATATTAAAACTAAGGATTATATTTATGATTTAGATTTAAAGGAAGAAAATAATGAAGAATTACCAAAAATATTTACAGGAACTTTAGAAAAATTAAATAGTAAATGGACTATGCATAAAAAATCAAAATGGATTAATATGGTTTATATTAAAAATAATGATTATAATATTGATTTTATTAAAGACTTTTATTTATGGTTAGCTAAATTATTAAATATTAAAACTTCTTATGAAGATTTAGAAATTACTGCTTTAAATAATATTAAAACAATATTTTTAGAAAAAGATTATACTAAAACTAAATCATTATTTAAAGATTTATTTGATGATCCATATTTTAATAAAATTATGACTAAAATTATCGGTAAAAAATATAATAACTTTAATATTTTTTGGGATAAATTTTATAGTTCATTAAGTATTAATGATAGAAAAGAATTATTTAATGATATTATTAAATATAAATTATATCCTAACGATTTTTATATAATTGCAATCTCTAAAATTCTTAATATTAATATTATTACAATACATCGTAGTAAATATGGCGCTAATAATAAAGATGAACCTGTTATTAGAGGTGATTTAGATGATTTATTATTATCATCAACATTTTATAGAGCATCTACAGTTAATTATATAAATAGACCTGTTATTATTTTACATAAATATGATGATGATATTAAAATTATTTATAATTTAATTATTGATAAAACAATACAACCAATAAATGAAAAAGTTATTTATTTAAAAATTGCAGATATACCAACTGCAATTAAATATTTAATAGATGAACATTTAAAAAAATCTCATAATTAAAATAATATGGATAAACATATTATTGAAAAATTAATTTTAGAAAATGATTTTAATATTGCTTCCATAAATTATATACAATTAATAATTTTTATTTTAAATGAAATTGATTATAGATTTAAATATGTTACATATGAAGAAAAAAAAGCATTAGTTAATAATATATTGACTGAATTTATTAATGATGGTAATAATATTTTTTGTAAATCAAATAATCATCAACTAATATATAATTTAATAAATTTATATAATAAAAATAATATAAATGAAATTATTAATATTATTATAATTTGTATTGACGGTAGTAATAATATTAAAAGGAAAAAGAAAAAACGGTTTTTTTGTTTTTAATATAAAAAATGAATATTTATATTTAAAATTCTATTAGTATTAAATAAAATGGGTTATACAATTTCTAAAAATAATATTGATGATTTCGTTGAAAATAGCGAAATAATTGAAATATCTATTAATAGATTTGATGATAATAATTATATAATTAATTATAATGATGATATTAATAATAAAAGTCTAACATTCTTAACAAAAACAATAAATAAATTTATATAATCTATAAATTATATTGAATAATAAAATCTTCCCATTCTTTTCTTATATCTTCATTTTTCATAATCTTTTCTTTTTTATCGTAGTTTGTTTTTTGGCGTGATACCCAACTACCTAAAGTTTTAATATTTTTATCTTTATCTGTTGAAGAAGGTAATTTATTATTATCTTTAATATAATTTTTTAATTCATTATATTTCTCATACCATATGTCATAATTTGATTTAAATAATATATAATTTTGTTCAATAAAATCTTCCCATTCTTTTCTTATATCTTCATTTTTCATAATATTTTCTTTTTTATCGTAGTTTTCTTTTTGGTGTGATACCCAACTACCTAAAGATTTAATATTTTTATCTTTATCATGGGTAGAAGGTAATTTATTATTATCTTTAATATAATTTTTTAATTCATTATATTTCTCATACCAAATTTCATCATTTGATTTAAATAATATATAATTTTGTTCAATAAAATCTTCCCATTCTTTTCTTATATCTTCATTTTTCATAATCTTTTCTTTTTTATCGTAGTTTGTTTTTTGGTCTGATACCCAACTACCTAAAGATTTAATGTTTTTATCTTTATCATGGGTAGAAGGTAATTTATTATTATCTTTAATATAATTTTTTAATTCTTGAAATTTATCATACCA